GTGTGCGAGATCACGGAACTTCATGATCATGTCGTCAGCCGGATCCGTCAGCGCAGGCTTCGGCCACCATGGTGGTAGGTGATCCATCAGCATCCCACCACTCAGGTGCTGCGTGATTCGAGCCATGCCGTAGTCGACACGGTCCTGCACCAATATCGGGCCGTAGTGTCGCTCGTATGCCTCCCACTCACTGAGCAGATCAGCGGAGACTCGCTCAGCCAGCCAATCGGGATCCGCTACTCCGAGAGCGAGGGCGAGTCGGAAGAGTTGCTTCCTTCCTGGTCGCCCCTCGAAGGGTTTCTCTCTGCCTCGACTTCCGCTTCGGTCTGCATGCCCGAGAGCTTCCGAGCAGCATTGAACAGTCGGACGATGACCACCGAGGACAGATCGCCTAGTGCCTTGACATCCTCGAGTTCGAACACCGGCTGCGCGTTCTCATCGACCACGGTGCGCTGTACGAGCTTCTCGCGGATACGCGTGACCTTCTTACCGTCGGTCTCTCCGACGGAGAGTTCCCACTTCTCACGCTCCGCAGCCGACAGGCCCCGGACACGGACAAAGGGCACCCCGAAGGGTGCCCACTCGTCCGTCTGTACCTCTTCGGTTGGCAGATCCTTCGCTGCAAGAATCTGATCTCTAAGTGTTCCCATGCTCGCGGCCTACCTTTCCTGTTCGCGGCCTTCCTGCGACGAGATTACGACGCAGGCACAACCCCCGGGTTCACGATCTTGAGGGTTGAGTTGATCGTGTACAACCCATCCAGCGGCGCACCGTAGGACAGGGCGGTGATGAGCGCGGTCACGTCGAACGCCTCGCCCGAACCCTCGTGTGTGACGGTCAGCACGACAGGCGTGTCGGACGTGTCGGTGTAGGCGGTGACGAATGCGTTCTGGCCGGTGTCGGCCGGGTCGCGTGCGAACACCACGTCGACCTCGTCGCCGTCCTGGAGACCGGTCACGAAGTCCGTCCACTCTTCGCCGTAGACCGAGGCGTCGATCAGGTTCCTCGAGGAACCGAACGGAGCGAGGCTGGTCATCTGACCTGCCGGCGTCCCGTCGATCTCGACCGAAAGGGTACGGCCCGAATACTTGGTCATCTCTTCCCTCCTGGGGTCGGTGTTACGTGGATCCGCTTCCCTCGACGGTCCCTGGCATGGCTAGGCCATCCACTCCCGACGTGCGGACATCATCTTCGTAGCCCAACATGACGTCGAGGCTACGGCGGAACAGCTTCGTTGCGGAGTCATGGTCATCGAACTCGTTGACCGCGTGTGCCGTGATGAGTTCTCCCGACATCACCCCTCCGTACCCCGAGAGCGCGGCGAGCAGAGCCTCACCGACTGCGACGGCCGCGTCGTAGGACTTGGCCCATGCATCGAACTGGACGCGAGCGAACGCATAGGACTCTGCGCCGCTGTCGTAGGCGTCGTAGGTGTCGATGCGGTTCGTGCTGATGCGGTTCCACGCGATCGCGGGAAAAATGCCAGGTTCGGGAATCTTCGCCGGGAAGATGCGCGTATCCACGAGCGTCGACACGCCGGGATCGGTCGACAGGTATTCGAAAAGCGCGTTCTCCAGCTTAGGCACTGTCGATGACCGCCTTCGCCGCCGCAATCGCGGGCGCGTCGTCCACGGTGTCGGCTGCAGGTCGCATGTATGGCTCCGGTGGCACGTTGTGTGGCCCGCCGTATTCCACGAGGCCCGCGTACTCCAGGTCGGTGTACACCCGACCGTTTGGCCCGTTGGGTTCATAGGTGATGGAGTCCTGCAGGTCTCCGGTGTCGACGGGAACCATGCGCTTGGCTGCAGTTTCCACGTCATGTCCCAGCGTGTCGACTGCAGCAGCCAGCGCAGCTTCCGATGCAACCGCCATCGTGGCGAACCGCGACAGCACCGCCGGCACACCGTTCACGATGATGGTCACGACTGATCCTCCGGGTCACCAACGAGTTGCAGGTCAAGCTCGTTGTGCGAGATCGCGCCTGTGCGGTGGTTCTCCATGGGCTTCGGTGGCCCCACGATGTCAAACACACGGTCTTCCCAGACGATGCGTGACCAGGAGCCGAAGTCCACGTCGGGATAGCCCCAGCCCCTCCAGTCTCCGATGGGGACGTAGCCCTGCTCCATCGCTTCAGCCGTCCGCATCCGATCATCGCGAGGCTGGAACGCCATCAGGGTCTCGAACTCCTCGTAGACCGGCGTGGCTTCGCCCGACAGCGTCTGGATGAACTCTCCCGTGGGCTTCTGCAGCGTGGCCGGGTGAACCATGAAGTCTTCGATGCTCACACCGCCACCATCCGTTCGTTGACTAATGCTCGCATCTGCTCTGGCCGGCGCGCATTCCGGTACTGCTGGTTCAGCCAGATGTTGTACTTGCGCTGCTCGACCGTCTGACCGATCCACAGGTCGCTACCGGAGCGTCCCTGGCGCGGGTGGTACAGATGGATCGCCTCTCCGCGAGCCTGCGGCAGGGAGCGACCGACGAGAACGCTCAGCGCGGTCGCCATCGCCTGATCCTCTTGGCCCCATCCTCTGAATCGCTCGTCTGCGCCGTGGATGGCGTCCCACGCCTCTCGGTGCATCACGAACGGCGGTGCGCCTGTGAACGTCGTGCTGGCCTCCACAGGACCGTCGACACGGATGTTGAGCGGCTGGTCCCACTCGCGCTCTCCGCTCAGGATGGCCCGCGTGATCTTCTCGCTGAGCTTCACCTTGCGACGGTAGGGCTGGCCCCAACTCCGCTTCTCGGCCACCTTCTCTACGGTCTCGGCCAACGCCTGGACCGGCACAAGCGTGTCGGAGTCCCACAGCACCAGGATCTCCCCTGACGCCTCTGCGGCGGCGCGGTTCAGAGCTAACGTCTTGTGGAACGGCTCCTCGCCGTCATCGGACGCGACGACCAGCTCCGCTTCCGGGTACTCGCGCTCGAGGAACTGGCGCACGAACGACCACAGTTCGCCCCGTGAGCCATCCACATCGCGGAACGGCACCAGGATCGAGACCTTGGCGTTGGGCACCTTCCGCACCGTCGTCGGGACGTTCTTGCCCCAACCCTTCGCCCAGTGATGCACGGCGTAAGTCTCAGCCGGGTACTCGACCTTCCCGAGTAGCTGCTTCTCCCACCAGCCCACCGGATAGAACGCCATCGGCGGGAGGCGACGCACGTCATCGCGCTCACGCCACAGCGCAGTCGCGAACTCCGGCCCGCTCGCCACGTTCGGCGTAGCGGCGCGGTTGGCGGCGAGCGAGGCCGGAAGCTCGCGGATCAGGAGATCGATTGCGTCGTGCTGCGGTGGGGCCGCGAGGAGCGCGGTACACATGGTTCGGTCGTTCTCCCATCCGGCGAAGGGCCGGGGATCTGCGAGGAGAGCGTCGAAAGGTCTGAGGGGTTCGAAGTCGGTGTCGATGTAGACGCCGCCGAATCGCCAGAGAAGCTCGTACCGAAGGATGTCCGGGGCGCGCCCAAACGGATCCGTTTCCAAGGCATGCTCGAACTCCTCCTGGTTCCTGAGCCACGTCAGTTCGCTGGAGTCTCCCCAGGTGCGGATCTCCCAGTCGGGATGAAGCTCCTGGAGCTTATCCTTCCAGGCTTCGAACTCCGGTCGCTCCGGTTCATCGAGCCAGACGCGATGGAAGATCTTCGGCCACGTCACAGGCCCGTACTCACATATCCGTGGATCGCACGACCGCCGTACATCGCCTTGTCGAGCGTCTGGTCCCAGTAGATCTCCGATGTCACGATCCAATCGGTCCACGTCGGATCCCCAAGCCATTGGCTCACCTTGTCGAACGTCAGCATGTGCGGGTGTCCCGGCGAGGGTGGGAAGTCGATCCATTCGAAGATGCGGATCAGCTTCGCGGCGCGGCGCATCATGGCTACGATGGCTTCCGGGTCGGCGGTGTGCTGAAGCACGTTGTAGCACCAGACCTCGTCAAACACTTCGTCGGGTTCGTAGTCTTCCGCTGGCATGCGGATCAGTTCGATGCCGACCGACGTGTAACGCCGGCCGGTCCACTCCGGGTAGACGCACGGGTCCACGACGACGCCGCGATCGAGGTCGAGGCACTCCAGCAGCATCGACACAGGACCGCCGCCGATGTCGAGGATCTTCAGG